CACCGTTCTTGTTAACCTTAACAACTTGGTTAACCAACCATCTCACCAAGTCCATCCACGAGAGGGCGGCGGCAAAGGAGAAGCCCGCAACAACGGCGTTGAGGGATTGTGACTCGAGTTCACGAGCGACGAGCGTAACAGTTTCAGCGACAGCGGCAGTAGACATTTTTTATATACATTATCCTGAGATTTTAATCGGGGAGTAAATCTTCTTCGACTAATATTTTTTTATAGTGTTTAGGTTTCATATATCCTTTTAACATACCTATATTTACACGATCTATACCAGAACTAGAATCAGATTCCGAATCGGTTTCGATATCAGAATCACTTTCGGTATCAGAACTATCATCACGTAATTTAAAATATTTAGAAGTCGTCACATACCCCTCAGGTTCTGATGTGTTCATTACTATCTATAGCATTTTTTAACATTAATTCTGACGGATTTTTTGGTTGCCACACATTCCAATTATCGTACGCCATATTCATTTTGACGAACTTATATTCACGTCCTGAATACCGCGTAAAAGGAATTTCTTCTTCTTCAATTTCAATATCGTCTTCATCTTCATCTGAAGATTCTTCATATATTTCCGGGAAATGTGATCCCATTTTCTTACCAACTTCATTCATGGCACAATATTTCATTGCATATTCCATGTCTTCACCAACTACCATATCTCTACCACACGCTTTTGCGTATTCTGCTGCGAGAACCATGGACCTTTCAAGTATGGGTTGAATAATATTAATAGCAGAGTCCTGGACCTGTTCAATTAAGTTTTCGGTTGCATCTTTTTCTCGTTGATTCATTATAAGTTAAACAGAGTTTTAGCTATTCCGTTTTCTACACGGAGTATATTATAACTTAGACCTAAAACTCTAAGTTCTCTATCAGCAACCCAATCTGGATGTAAAGAAAGTTTTAAAATTTGTTCTTTAATTAAACTAAAATTTCTTTGTCCTGTTGGATACCATCTTTCCGGTTCGAGTGCAAAACTATATGAATAATATCTTCTGAATAATTGTGTTCTTGAATGATGTATACCACTTTGTATTGCACGTAAGTTTATAACATTTCCAGTAACTTTATTTAAAATTGTAGAATCATCGAGTGTAAGTTCAATATTATCTATATTTTCGTAATTTGTATATGTATTATTAATGATTTGGTTTGGTGAATCGTAATTAAAAGAACTTACGAAAAACCCATTAACAACTTTTCTTATACGTTGAATAACGAAAAAGAGTTCTTTTACTGGGTTTTTGAATTCGAGTTTATGTTTAAATACCGGTGTTGCATCACCTATAGAAACTTTTGGTATAATTGCATTACTTTCCTGTATTTGTGTAACGATATAATCTATTTTTTCACTTATTAACATCTGTTTTTCTTCTTCATCTAAAGAAACCATTTCTGTTGTTAATTTTAGACTCTTAATGAGTCCTTTGGGTGATAAACCTGTATAATACGATTCCGCATCTGCTGTATGTTTACCGTATATACAATCTTTTACATCTCTCAATTTAATAACAATTTCAATTTCCTGTCCTGTTATAGCACAAAGTGGTACAGCGAGTTCGGTATTATTATAAAAATAAAATGGAATATCAACAAAATACTTTTGATTAGATGTAGCAAAACCAAGATATCCTAATATATCATTATTTGAAACAGGTGTACCGGATAATTCTAAAGGTGGTTTACCGATAAGTTTATCTAAATTATGTTGTTTTGTTTGTGTTACATAATTATCGGAATAAATGGCTAAGAAATCACTAGGTATACGCTGAATAACCTGTCCACCTATCAGAAGTTCTGCATACTCAATCATTGCATGACCTATAGATTCAACGTATCCAAACCCATCGTACCCAGATGTTAAACTTTGATTTATAGCATTCAATTCAACTTTTAAACTTACGGTTTTAAGAAGATCACCTTGGTTTTGAGGGATAGTACATCGAATAGTGTTTCCAAATTCAATCTCACCATCAACGTCTAAATCGACAAAGAATGGTGCAAAGTTCGTATGTTTTTGAAAATTCTTTACGAAATATGTATATTCGGGATCGTCTGTGAAGAAAGCGTCCTGCGGACCAGATGTTTCTAATTGAACACGACCAGCCATTACTAGTATAACTCACTAAAATTTTAAACCCCCGAGACCGCTGCTTATACGTAAAACGTTATAGTTTACAGCGTATATGTAAACTTTATGTCCAAAACTCGCGTCTGGTGTATCGAGTTCGATATCTATCAAATTATGAGCTATTCTACTCATGTTAACTTGTCCAGTTGGATAATACGTTTCCGGTTTTGACGAGAAACTATATACACCAAAGTTATTATCCGTTGTTCCAGTGTAGTACTTTAATGGTTGTTCGTAACTGAGCATTAAATTATCAGCGTCTATGATTATGTTATTGTTAAATTTCATAGTAACGTGTTTTATTGGTTCATATTTATGCACGTCATTACTGATGGCTACAAAAAACATTTCTTTGACCGGGTGTTTAAAATTAAGCATACCGGTTTTTTTGGATTCACCTGGTTTAAACTTAAACTGAGACATTTGGAGTTGGGTTATAACATATTCTATAGGGCGCGTAAGTATAAAATTCTTTTCATCATCGGTAATGAAAAAGAAATCAGTCACGAGCGAAACATTTTTGATAGATGAAGAAACATCTGAAGGTGGATCACTAATTAGGTTTCCACTTACCTGTTTTTGTATAGTGACATCCTTTAATTTTTTAAATTTTATATGTACTTCTACGAGTTGTTTTGTTAAAGCGCATACGGGTATAGCTAAACTCGGGTTTCTAAAGAAATAGAAAGGTAAAAATACATTATAATCCCAATCGTATGAAACAGCTATATAATTACTATGTCCCGTTAAAAAGTAAAGTGATTGGTCAATATCATCTTTATTGCTATGTATTTGGTCGTACATGTAAATATAATCACCCGTTATTCTCTCTATGACTTGTCCACCAATAACGAGATCGGCGTATTCTATCATCTGTGCACCTATAGATTCTCTGTATCTTATATCGTAACCCGAATCTGCAGTACCAGTGGGTTGTGGTAAAGTAAACTTAAGCATCATACTTCGAATGAGATCCCCTTTATTATTTGGAATTCGACATTCTACCAATGCATCGTAATCAATGTCACCATCAAACGGTGTTTCTACAGCCTCAATTGAAAATTTAGTATGTCTCTTATAATTCATAAGGAAATACGAAAACTCGGGTTCTCCAGTAAGCCATTGGTCCTGGATACCTGTGATAGCAAGGTTTAGTCGACCAGCCATTCCTACTTTATGTGAGTAAAATTTTATGAAATAAAACGACACGATATTATAGATGAATCTTCAATTGAGAAAATTCAAACCTGAAAAAATGGCAGATGATAAAGTTTGTGTTTTTATAGGTAAACGTAATACAGGTAAATCGACCCTTGTTACTGATATTCTATATCACAAAAAGCATTTACCAGCGGGTATAGTTTTATCGGCAACAGAAGAAGGTAATCATTATTATCAACAGTATATACCAGATCTTTTCATATACGGTGATTATGATAGGGAAGCTATTGAACGTGTACTTGAAAGACAGAGAAAATTAGTTGGTGCAGGTAAACAAAAATGTGGAGCGTTTCTTCTTTTAGATGACTGTATGTATGATTCGAAGTTCATGAAAGATAAGTGTATCAGACAGGTTTTCATGAATGGGCGTCATTGGAAGATATTTTTCATGTTAACTATGCAGTATTGTATGGATCTACCACCCGCACTCAGGGCAAATATTGATTATATATTTATTTTACGTGAAAATATCATTCAAAATAGGGAAAAATTATTTAAAAACTTTTTTGGCATTTTTCCATCGTTTGAGATGTTTAATAAAGTTATGGATTCGTGCACTGAAAATTACGAATGTTTGGTATTAGATAATACTTCTAAAAGTAATAGAATAGAGGATTGTGTGTTTTGGTACAAAGCGTCAATCCGTAAAAATTTCAGGGTTGGTGCACCAGAGTATTGGCAAACACATAAAAAGATGTTTAATCCGAAACATGGTAACATGAAATCAAATGATCCTAAATTGGTTAAAAGGAATACACCATTTAAAGTTACGAAAAGAAAATGATAAGATCACTTGCTAAACGAATGTACACACAAGTTTGTACTAAAAATATTGAAATGGTATATCCATCTTATAATGAACTTAATATGGATATACATCGGTCTATAGGCGAACCACATGGTAATAGTGATGATGGATATCGACTATTAGTGGATGTATGTCATCATACAAAAACTATTTTTATAGATAGTGATATGTGTGATTACGATAAATTAAATGATTTACCCAGAATCATAAAAACATTTGGGTGTTTATATCCAAACTACACTCTTCAGGGCGATGATGCGTAATCATTTAATACGAAAAAACTATGTACATATAAATGGCGACAGATCTTAGAACAATGAACCTTTCAGAAAATAGCGATGGTATGGTATCCTTAAACAATAACCAAGGGACATCTTTCGTGCCGAATATTCCCCCTGAAAAAAATGTGAGTGAAAATAAACAGACAATGGACTCTACTTCAATTTCCGATATCATGGGTCAAGCCGAAGACCCACTCGAACCACCAATGATGGGCGCCGATCCAAGAATGCAACAAATGCAAATGCAAGCGCCAATGATGGCGGCACAACAGCCAGTAGCACAACAAACGACTGAAAAAGCAACTGATTCTAAAAACCCATTCAACCTTACTGATGACCAGTTCGAAGCACTTGTTGTTGCTGTGTGTGCTGCGGTGGCAATTAGTAAACCAGTTCAGGAAAAACTCGCAAACTTCGTCCCATCGTTTTTGAACGATCAAGGGCATCGAAGTGCAATAGGCTTAGCGTCGACCGGTGCGGTCGCGGCGGTTGCCTTTTATATCGCGAGAAGATACGCTTAAATAGTGTTAGTATTATAATGTTTATACATTCTCTTTCCAAACATAAAGTAGGAAAGGAGAAATCCTACCAGTAAACCAACTGCGCGAAGTCCTAGAACAGTACCAGTACTCTTCGTAGTTTTACCATAATGTTTAAAATCTCTTTCAAACCTTTTGTTTATTTTTGTAATACCCGCAACCAAACCCATACCTAATAATGTTGATACCATTAAGAATGGTGCATCTATAGCCAAACGGCCAATTGTATTACCACCACGTGGTAATACAGTGATAACCAATGGTGTAACAATCATGATTATAAACATATTTAACCATGTATCGTTTAAAAGTAAGGGAGCACTCGAAGATGCGAGTAAAGTGTTCAGTAACAAATACGCTTTCATTAAATCGCCAAACGATTGCATTTTATTAATACCAAATATTATTTATCCTGGACGTATTTACCACAAAATTCGGTTCTATGTGGTATTTCCCTGTATATACCTAAAGAAACGCATATCGATCTAAGTTCACCAAAATTTTTCCAAAATTCTTCACTATGTGAATACTCTTCGACTGTAGAATGCGCGAGTTCGTGTAATAAAACATGGAATATTTCATTAGGTTCTCCATCTATACATATACCTATATCACTACCTTTGCTAATATTGTAACCGATAGATCCATTCATGCGTTTATGTGCTATGATTGGAATTTCTTTAATCAATGTTTTAAATTTATCATTATTTGTTTCCTTAAGGTGTTCCCTGAGTATCCTGTATTTTTCGCGAACATCTGTTAATTCCTGCGGTTCCCTCGTGTATATGAATAATAACACGTTTATGATGAGTAGAAGTATAACGAGTATCATCTTATAATAAACATACATAAAAAATTAACCCGGATAAAAAAATAGAAATGAAAGAGTTACTACTGAAAGTAACTACAATGTCTATAGCTTCATTTTTGGGATCGTATATGGGGACACAAAAATGGTTTGATAAACATGAACACAAATGATAAAAAATGTCAGGTAAATGTATATACCGATGCCAAAAAATCTGCTTTTCAATCTTTTTTCTGCAGAGCATATCTTGAAGAATGCGAGGAATACTGGAAGACTGGAACTTAGTCAAGGTGGTAATAACGGAATGGGCTTTTCACTTTTTGGCCCAATAACATCTTTACCAAAAGAGCTTTTCACGGTACCTGGTTATACCGAACATGTTACCGAACTTAATTTGAATGGTAATAAATTGAAAACTATACCAAAAGAGATTGGTAACTGGAAAAATCTTGAAGTACTTAATTTGAATGATAATGAAATAACCTCGTTACCAAAAGAGATAGGCGACCTTAAAAATCTTAAGGACCTTTATTTAGGTAGAAACAAGTTAAAAACGTTACCAAAAGAGATCGGTAACCTTAAAAATCTTGAAATACTTCATTTGGGTAATAATGATTTTAAAGCGTTACCAAAAGAGCTTGGTAACCTTAAAAATCTTGAGGTGATAACTGCACCCGAAAACCCTAATTTAACTTCTATACCAAAAGAGCTCGTTAAACTTAAAAAACTTCGTTTACTCGACTTGAGGAGAAACCCACTTCTTAGAGAAATACCGGGAACATTAAATAGAAGAGGTTTAAAAGTTTATAAAAATGATCGTGCTAGATTTATAAATATAAATCAAAATTTAAGTGTAAAACGCATAAACGTACCTCTTAATACGAATCGTAACGATGCTATAAGTTATAATAATTTCAAAGTTGGTAATAACGCCGTAAATATAGGACACAATAGGTATGTATCTGAAAATACATTTCGTAAATTAGCAAAAATGAGTGTACAATCTGCATACATTCTCGATTCAAACGAAAATATCACACAAAA